TTTATTAGCATTTAATCCCATAAAGATTTTTCAAAAGTTTGGTGAAGTAAAAGCGGTTGATACACCTAAGAAAAAAATTGAAACAGATGCACCTGTAGGACCACCAGGTTCTAATCTACCTACAACACAGGATGTGCAGCCTGATGACTTTGCTTTTAAATCTTTCACCTTAGAAAAAATTGTGTCACCTACTGCACCGAAGTCAGCGAGACCACAGGACTGGGTAAACTTTTTACAAGGTGGTGATGCTGCGCCTTTAGCAGAATTAAAAGACTCTGGTATAGAGCAATACCTTCGTGACTTTGAAAAGTATTTTCCAAACCAAAAAATTACACAAGAACAATTAGTTGATTACTATGAGACATCACCAATGGGTAATCTGGCTATTAAAGTTAAAGAGGCCGATCCTATACCCTTATCAGAAGGTGACTCGAAAATGATACAATCAGCAGGTCAACCAAGACATCGAAACGTGGGTAATCAACCTTTGGACGAAGTAGGTAAACAATACAGAGAAATAGTTGTAACAGCAGGACGTTTACCGGGTGAGACAAAACCTTTTGTATCAAGTGGTCATTTTAGCGAAGAGAACGTTATTGGATTTACAAGAGTTGCTGATTACGATACTGCAACTGGACAAAAGGTTGCTGTCATACAAGAATTACAAACGGACATGTTAACTAAAGTTAGAAAAGAACAAGAACGTGTTAAAGCATTATTTGCAAGGATAGAAAAAATTCAAGAAAAAGCTAATCGATTATTACAAAGCACAGATGAGTTTGATAGACGACAGGGACAGCAATTATTGGATTCAATAAATAATGTTGTGTCAGAAAAACAATTAAAGATGCTACAAGACAATCCTACACTTATAAAACCATTTCCAAATGAAGCTGCAAAAGGTTTAATACCACAATATGCTGAAGAAATTGACATCTTACAAAATCAAATAGATGCTGCAGTAAAATCAGATTTAAGAGCAAGAAAACCAGAAACACAGTTTGTAATAAAATCTATTGCAGAAAAACAACAACAAGTATTGGATAACTTATTAGATTTAAATAGAGCCGGTGAGCTAGATAGAGATTTAGCAAAAGTACAAGTTCCAGGAGCATCACAATCAGAAGACATTGCTGGGTTTGGTGCAACAGATAATGCTATTAGCGAATATGGTGGTGGCTTGAAAGAATTAGAAATATTTCCTGCTATACCTTTTAACAAACAGGCTGACTATGTTGATTTGTTAGTTAAGTCAACTATCAAAGATGCAGAATCAAAAGGAATACAAAAAGTTGCTATTATGCCTGCAGAGAAAGTTAATAGAAGGTGGGGTAAAGATCCCGATGCGGCAGAGGGCAAAAAATTTAAAAATCTTTATGATAAAGTTGTAAAACAACAAATGCAAAACATAGCAAAAAAATATGGTGCAACATTTCAAGTAGAACAAATAGTAGACCCAACTAAAGCAAATAGGGGTATTAAATTTTTAAATAAAGGAGTGGATGGTGATTTTCAATTATTAAAAGATTTAGAACCTAAGGGAAATATTGCAGCAGATGAAATCGATGATTTCTTTAATGCGGAGATAGAAAGAATTGCATTAGATTATGGTCCTAATGAAGTGATAGTAAGAAGAGAAGTAGCGCCAGGACAAACTATGGAATATTTTGTAAAAACAAAAGAAGACAGAGGCATAGAATTAATACCATTAGGTGATGCAGACAGAGCAGAAAATGCTACTATAATTATAGAAGAGTACAATCCATCTCTTGTCGATATGTTTGTTCTCACTATGCCTGATGAGGCTGCGGACAAGCCATTCTTTTTATTTAAGAAAAAAGATGGTGGATCAATTGCAAAAGATAGTTTAGTTTCAATCACAGATATATTCGGTGAATATGGTAGATAAATTCGACAGCATACAAGATGAACCTTATAATGCAAAAGAGCCCAAAGGCTTAGGTGCAGGCGGACCAGAGGAAGAAGAGATACTTGTTCAAGAAGTTGGAACCACAGTAAACTTATCAGATCCCAACAGTCAAGAAGGTGTGGAAATCATAGAGGACGGCTCAGCCATAATTGGTGAGCAAGAAACACAGCCTATTGGATTTAATTCAAACTTAGCGGAAGTGCTTGAAGAAGGCTACTTACAATCGGTAGCAAACGAACTTAATGAAAAAATTGATAATGATAAAACCACAAGAGAAGAGTGGGAGCAATCTTACACTAAAGGTTTAGATCTTTTAGGTTTTAAATACGAAGAAAGAACTAGACCATTTCGTGGTGCGTCTAGTGTTAATCACCCTGTCTTAGCTCAAGCAGTAACACAGTTTCAGGCTATGGCTTATGTAGAGTTATTACCTAGTGATGGGCCTGTAAGAACACAGGTGGTTGGTGCAAACACCACACAATTACAACAAGCAGCAGAGCGTGTAAAAGATTATATGAACTATGAAATTACTCATGTCATGGAAGACTATAATCCAGAGATGGACCAACTGTTATTTCAATTACCTTTGTCAGGCAGTGCATTTAAAAAAGTTTACTTCGAAGAAACATTAAACAGAGCTACCTCAAAATTTATTCCTGCTGAAGATGTTATTGTCCCGTATGGATGTTCTGACCTAGAAACTTGTGAACGTATTACACAAGTTTTGAAAATGTCAAAAAACGATTTAAGAAAAAAACAAGTTAGTGGATTTTATATTGACACAAATGGTAATGGCTATGATGCAGGACAAACAGATCTACAAGAAAAGAAAGATCAGATAGATGGTGAGTCCCCAGGTAGTTATGCGGTTGATGACATGGCCGAATTATATGAAGTTCATGTTGATTTAGATTTAGAGGGTTTTGAAGACATAGATCCAAAAACTAACGAACCTTCAGGAATAAAATTACCTTACATCGTTACAATAGATAGAGGTTCTGATAGCATTATATCAATTTACCGAAACTATAATCAAGGTGATGCGTTAAGAAAAAAGAACGAATACTTTGTACATTACAAATTTTTACCAGGATTAGGATTTTATGGCTTTGGTTTAATACACATGATTGGTGGTTTGACAAGAACCGCTACCTCAGCTCTACGTCAATTATTAGACGCTGGAACATTATCTAACTTACCTGCAGGTTTTAAGTCACGTGGACTTAGAATACGTGATGACGACCAACCTTTACAACCCGGTGAGTTTAGAGATGTAGATGCACCTAATGGTATTATCCGTGAGGCACTAATGCCTTTACCATATAAAGGTCCCGATCAAACTTTACTACAGTTACTAGGTCTATGTGTGGATGCAGCAAAACAATTTGCAACAGTTGCTGATATGCAGTTATCAGAAATTGGTAGTTCACAAACACCAGTAGGCACCACTATGGCATTGATGGAGCGTGGCACAAAAGTTATGTCAGCGGTTCACAAAAGACTGCACTATGCACAGAAAAAAGAATTCAATTTATTAGCTAAAATTTTCAAAATGGTATTGCCACCTATGTACCCTTACAACGTGGCTGGTGGACCAAGACAAATCAAACAATTAGATTTTGATGACAACATAGATATCTTACCTGTCTCAGATCCAAATATATTCTCAATGTCACAACGTGTGACTCTTGCACAAAACCAATTACAACTG